CAACTGGAGCATATTTATCTAATTGTCTGAATGTTAAGTCTTTATCTTCTAGAAGTATACGAAGAGTCTCCTCTTCTCTAGCTCTGTCAGATGATTTCTCAAACTGGGGTTCCCTCTTCTTCATCTTTACTGTCTAAATTCCACGTGTAACTAAATACTGTTTCTCTATCTTCATCAACTTCAACGCTCTTAATTGATTTCTCAAGCTTTTTATCCATATCCTCCCTTAATACTTGCAGTAATATAAAATACCCAGTAACATCCATTAAGTCGTTATCACTTAAGTAGGTGTTAGAGTTTTTAATTCTGTTTAACTTATCGTTTATCCTAGCTTGAATAGCATATAAGGGGTCTACATCAAATAGAACTCCCCTCTCGAATACTGCGTTACCATAGCTACTATTTTTCTCTAGTAGCAGGTCTCTAATCTCATCACACTTTTTTCTTATTTCGTCTTGCATTTTCTTCTTTATATAAATTCTTCATGGTATGGTACAAATACTGGTTCACTAGTATGTCGTATAATAAGATCTTCATTAAGCTCTTTATCATAATGATATATCTTTGACATGTTTTCAATTAACCACCCTCCTGGTACTCTCATTACTTTTAAAGCATCAAAATTAATGTCTTCTTCTAATTCTAATGATTCAAATAATTCCAAATCGTAAATATTATCTTTACTTTTTCCCATTTTTCTTTACTTTAGGTTTAACATTCTTTTTGTTAGAGCTTTTATACTTACTTTTATTCGGTGCTTTATCCTTAGATACCTTTGAACTACTAGAAGATTTACTTTTCCTTTTTTGATTGATCCTAATAAAGTCTTGTTTATTAATCCTTTCATCTTTCTTTTTTTGTTTTGAATATTTAAACATTCCCCACAATAACTGAAGGGATATTACGAAAATTACTATTAATACTGCTTTAATCATGGTTTTTGTTTTTTAAAACTGGTTGAAGTAAGAGGGTAAGTTCCCATCACCCTCTTAACTTTCAACACTGACTTTTTGCCTAGCTCCCACTCTAGGACTTTTCACTTTATGCCCAACTCACGCTTGGTACTCTCGTGTTTCAATAAACATCATTTGATAGACACAAGTAATTTATCACAACAACATTAGTTACTTTAATTCCTATCTCGTTAGAGGATTTATGTTTATTAGATAGTTTATTTAAAAATCTTTGATCTGAGTTTAAAACATCTGCATCTAATTCCGTAACTACAGTCTCATACTTAGCTTCATTCCATTTCTTGGATGGCTTTTCTACACCCTTCACATATCTTATTGTCCTCCACTTATAATGAACTATAACGTGGTATATCTTCTTCCTCATTAAGATCTTTTGATGTTATACAACTCATCCTTTAATTTATGATTAACTACCTTCAAGGATGCGTTAGATTTGATTAACTCTCTTATTAGTTTGTCTTTTTCAGAGTCAAGTAGTAAGTGATCAATCTTATCCTCTTCTATATCTTTCTTCATTTCATTGACTATTAAGTCAAGGTTTTTAATTAGTCTTAAATATTCCTTATCATAAGATAAACAATTCTTATAAAGATTTTTATAATGAATTATAGTAGCGTGATGTTTACGCATTATCTTTCCTATAAAGCTAAGTGTAAAAGGGAAATGCTTATCAATTAAAATTGATATAGAAGCATTAGCTTCTACTACATGCCTATACCTATTACCTACATCCGAAGGGTAAACACATTTTATTTCGTAAGCAAAACTAAATAGGTTTTTTATTATTCGTAATTCATCCTTATTTAAGTTTAAGGTATCAAGGTGACGAGTTGCTTTATACACTGCCAATTCTGTATCTTTATTTCTTGTCATATCTTTTCTATAATCTTTTTAATAAACCAAAATATAAACACGCATCCCACTATAAAATTGCATGTAAATTCAAAATCCCACTCCATAACCTAGAAAGCTTCTGATGTTTCAACACTTTGAATTGAGCTGAAATTATTACCATAATCTGTAGGGTCACTAAACCTAGTGTACTCCTTCTCAAATTTAAGCGGTAAGACTCCAGTACCTATGTTCCTACCCTTCGCAAAGATAAGATCTACTAATCCCTCTGTGTTATTCCCATTATCATCCTCCATAATACCATAGTATTCTGGTCGGTACACAAGCATAACAATATCTGATGCTTGCTCAATCTCACCACTCTCTCGAAGATCAGATAGCATAGGTCTGTTACCTCCACCCCTCTTCTCTACGTTTCTACTAAGTTGAGATAACGCTACGATTGTTATATTCAACTCCTTCGCTATATTCTTAAGTTCACGAGCAACAAGGGCTACCTCTTGTTCCCTTGATGTGCCACTACCCTTAACTAATTGAAGGTAGTCCACTAAAACAAATTTAACACCCTTAGTTATAACGTACTGGCGTATCTTATTTAGTAGGTATCTAAGTGATGAGTCTTTACACTCATCTACGTACAACTCAGCTCTCTCTAATTTACCTATAGCAGTATCAACCCTAGCTAACTCATCGTTCTGAAGTGTACCCTTCATTATGTACCTATTGTTCACCGAACTCTCTAGAGATACTAGCCTCTGAAGTAGTTGTGTATCTCCCATCTCGTAAGAGAATACTGCAGCAGGTATACCTGCCTTAGAACAATTGTAACAGAATGCTAGACCTAACGATGTCTTAC